CAGCAATTGCTGAATGCACTGGAGAATGAAATATGAAGCTTTACTTAGCACTTTTGGCCCTATGTCTCATAGGGCAAGGAATCGCATATGACCAACGCGATGGCAGCAACGGCGTGCCGTTTTTGGCACCCGATCCTAGCCTAAAGACCACCGACTCGTTTTATGGTGGTATGATGCCATCCACTTCGCTCGCAATTGATCCGACCTTGCCACCTATATTCGGCGGGCCTGCCCCAATTATCATCGATTGGATGAATCTGTCAGAACATAACGAAAAGCTGAATAGTAGCACACAAAAGATCACGGCTATCAATTCATATGCTCTGACTGAAGATCAGATGGTTAGGGCGAATATCCCGTTAGGAGGAGAGAACTATTTATGATATCCACCGAGCAAATCAAATCCGCCTATGAAGAGCTTCTAGCCAAAGACGAAGCTCAATTTCAGGCCGAAGAGAAACGCATCACCGCCGTAGAGGTTCGCGAGGAAGCCTATAATAGGGCGCTAGACGAGGCCCGGCTGGACGGCATAACAGAAGAAGCCAGGCAGCATCAAAAGGCCCAGAAGGCCACTAGGGAGCTTCTGACAGCATTGCATGTGGCAGACCGAGAAAGCCGCAAGGCACAGCATGAATATAGACAGGCTGGCATGCTGGTAGATTCCCTCAACAAGCAGGTTGAAACTGCCAAGGTTGCCCTCCAGAAATAACTTTTTTAGATTTTTTGAATGTATGCCAACGCCATATAAAAAGGCAAGCTCGCTACAGCATCCCCCGTGAAGCCCGTGCCCTCAGCGGCGCTGTGACCGTGAGCGGTTCCGCTGCCTGCGCTGGCGGTGGTGCCTGATGTATTCGATTCAACTGCACTGGCCGCGGTATTTCCAGGGTACCATGCCCCCACCGACTCATCCGAGTATATATCGATGAAGGGATGGTTGTGCGTGCCCATCTCAGCAATTGTCAGCGCGTGCCCGTTCACGGTGATAGTTCCTGTTGCGGTGAACGTGGTTGCACCGCCTGTATCTCCGACAGAATACGCAGATCCTGTTCCTGCGCCTACCGGAAATCTTCCTCGGAGATCTATTGTTCCAGCCGTGCCGTCGCATAGATGCCAACCTGCCGGAATTGATCCGGTGGAGCCATACCACAGGATCACCAGGCCGGTAGCTACCCCTAGCCCAGCGAAACCGGCTGCGTGCAGGTTTCCGGTGGACTTGTAGAGAAGATCGGCATCAGCGCCACTGCTAGATCCATCGTTTCCAGAATACCAGTATGCAGCGCGCATTTCTGTCTGAGTCTGGTAGAGGGCGTCATGGGTGTGAGCGGCTAGATAGCTAGATGCCTCTGTATAAATACTTTCGAAGTTGTCCATTGCGGCGGTCGTAACCAGATCCCCCGACGCCCATGGATCGTGATTTTTCGTGTATGTCATCTTCCCACCTCACGCATACTTCATGATATAATATAGACTGTGGTGCAGTGGGCGAGGATCGATAGCAGCAATACTAGCACTCGATCCGGTGTGCCCATGTGCGCCGCCGCCTGAGTTTTGTTCCCCAATCGACGCGGGTGAACTGCTCAACGACCCCAATGTCACCGATCCATTCGTGGAGTAGAGCGCCAGTGGATTGTAATATTCCGTGAATGTGTGACCGTGCTCTGGAAGTTCAGCGGTCGTCAGGGTATGGTTGCCGATGGCAACGGTTCCTGTTGGTGTCATGGTGCCGTTCCAGGTAGCCGGGCCGCCTATCGTTCCGACTGTGTAGATGTCCCATGCATACCCAGCGCCAATCACAAAGCGATCCCGGAGGTCCGGTGAAGCCTTGCCGCCATATGTCCCCCCGTCGCAGATATGCCAGCCAGAGGGCACGTTGGCATCCGTCCCCGACCAGATCATGATAGCCCCAAGTGGCATCACCGAGGCCAACAGGTCTGCCACGTGGTTTCCGTCTAGAAGATCACAGTCAAACCCTGTGTAGAACGACGTGCTGAAGAAAGTGGCATCGGCAGAAGCCTTGGTGTAGTACCTTGCATCATGCGAATGCAAATCCGCATCTGCTTTTGCGGCGGCCCACTGAGTCTCGATATGATTGAGGGATTCGCCCGTGAGTTCGTCGGTCGCCTGCCAGGCTGTATGAAATTTCGTGTAGCTCATTTCTATCAGCTCCGCATGATGAAACACAATGCATAGAAAGGCGGGCGTTTGTCCTGGTTCGCAGTGCCTGCCCAACTCGCAGTGTGACTATGAGCATCACCCGATCCGGTATTGCCTGTGGCCGTATCGTGATTCGCGTTGTTTTGGACACATCCGGTTGGCGATCCACCTCCGGGATATGCATATGCTCTGGTTTTACCATTCGCGAAATTATCCGTGATCGTGCCATGTGTATGCTGTGGTATTTCAGCCGCAGTCAACGCATGCCCTGCGATCGTGACCGTGCCTGTCGTGGTGACGGTGTTTGCGCCTCCTGTATCGCCTTTTGCGTAGTGGCTGCCCGCGCCGGGAACAAACCGATTTCTGAGATCGGGAGTACTATTCAGGCCATTGCACAGCACCCAACCAACCGGGATGCTTGCCTCGGACCCAGACCACCAGGCGATGACGCCCGATGGAGATCCGGCTGCTATGATCTGATCGGCGGTGTAGCCGTCCAGGGTCGCGGCGATCAGGCCTGAGCCGGTGCCGTCGTTTGCACTTGAAAAAAAACGTGAATTGCATTCGGCATCAGTAAAATACGACGAACTGTGAGTTATAGCATCTATATAACTCACCGATTGTGTATACATCGTTTCTAAATTATCCAAAAAAGAGAGTTTTTGATTAGTAGTTAAATTGGTTTCCAACCAAACTGAAGGCGTATATACCAGGATCATCCCCTCCGAAATGGGTTTCTTCGTTAAGTGCCCAATGGTTCATAAGAAGGTTAAAATATTCAAACCTACAATTAGAACTCTTAGCGTGGTGTTTCTTACAAAGTGGTAATAGGTTCCACTGTTTCCCAAAACATCCAGAATGCTTATCAAAGTTTACATGGTGAACTGACAATTTTGCACCATTTTCTTTTTCGGTGATGGGGCAGAGATAGCATTTCCGTCCAAACGCTTCTCTTATGGATTCCCTCAATTCTTCTGTCCATTTCTCACAATAAACTTTCGAAATTCCACCGCGCCAATTGGGTGCATTTGGGCCACATTGATATTTATCATGACATCTGCGTGAACAAAACCGTCCCTGCCCCGCCTTCAATTCACTTTCGTATATAGGAAACTCTGCTTTGCATAATTCGCATATGCGTATGATCTTTCTATCCGGTTTATCCGGGCGATTAAAATAGCAATCCTTTGAACAATATTGCCCGCCGCCTCGGATCGCGTCTTTATAATGAATTTGAAACTCTTCACTGCACGTTTTACACTTTCTTGTTATCTTTGGATGCCCCTTTGAACATGATATTGAACAGAATCGCCCTTTTCCATGATTCACCGCAGATGCACAAACCTCAAACTCTTTTCCGCACCGTTCGCACTTTCGCTTAATTGGCGGTTCTCCTTTGGATTTATTGAGACATACCCTAGAGCAATATCTACCACGACCGCTTTGTATTTTGGAAGGCTTCACGGAGAATGGTTTACCACAGGTCCCACATTTACATTCTATCGGCATACTAATACATCTCCTGTCATGCATTCCTGAATAGCTCTTATGAGGCAGGGAGTCAGGAAACTCCTTTTCGGGGATCAGCCTAGCCTCACAATCAGTATGCTCCGATGGTATTTAAGCTTGTCTAAGCACCTTTTAGATAATTTGCGTTTATTTGGTAACTTTCTAGTAATGTTTTTGTCTTTACGAAAGCAACTCTAAACAATTCCACCCCAGTTCCGATAACGCCGGTGGCACTATCGCCGCCCCATAGGACTATTTCCGCAATAGATCCAATCGCCTCTGCTGGTGCGATGTATGAGTAAGAATGTATGTCATCGGTGGCTTCATCCACGACGCTTGTATGTGCTTTGCGGAAGAATGCCACACCACCATAATGAAATTCGATATATTCTACCCGGTCCAACGGGCTAAAGCACGGCCATGCATCGGAATCTACTCGAATGCCCGCACCTATAAGAGCAGATGTAAACGGGTTGGGGCGATCCGCTGTTAAAAATGTGTGAGATATATTGTATAATTTTGTTACACCAGCGGCGTCTATACCTTCACTGATTTTGTCCTGTACGACGCGGAACGAACCGAGAAAAAACGTGTCCCATTCGGCCTGCACCGGGCCATAGCAGCCCGATACTGAATACTCAGTACCCCCGTCGTTGTGAGACTCTGAAACATTGGTGATTAAGAAGTCCAGACCCGCTGCCATATCAGGGAGGTGAATATGCTGCAAGGTTCCCGCGGCAAGTCCTGGTGTCCTTGTCTTGTATTTTACTGTGACTCCATCAACCGCATAATTGGCAAGGGTCGCATTCAGATACTCGCCCATGCTTTCGATGCTGGTCAGGCTATCATCACTTGTGATGTGTTCTACCTTTCCACTGCCAACTCCCTGCCTAGAGGCATTCGCCGCTATCGCGGTCAAGTCTTCTGTTTTTGACTTGGCTTTCCAGAGGCCGTAGTACTGGATTTCAATTGTAGCTGAAGCGGCCGGGGCCACTTCAAAGGTGAACGTCTCTGATTGAAGCGCATAGTAAGAATCATAGCTGCCCGTGTCCGTGCCCTTCTGGCCCACTGTTTTTGCCGCGCCTGCCACGGTCACGGTCGAGATCCTATTGACAGGATACGCAAGTGGAAATGTCTTTGTGGTGCCATCGCCGATGAAGCTATCTGTCTGGAGATCGGTTTCAGCGAATCCACCGCGCCCTATTTCAGTATTACGATAATCTGGGTTGGTATGCACCATCGAAAAGCTATCAGCTAGAACGTCATCTTCCAGATCAGTTATGCTCCAATCAGCTGCATATAGCGTCCTGGAATGGAAGTACAGCTTGAGATCATAGTCCAACCAGAAGACGAATCCCTGAGAGTCCGCAAGCTTCTGAAGGGCCACGGTTGCCGTGACATCCCCCAACGAGATCTCGGTCAGCACCACACCGTCTTCTATGTAGCCTTCCGTTATGCCTTCTTCTGCTAGGTATTCCGCTAATATCTCTCTAACAGCATCCCCAGCAAGTTTGTTTTCGGCTGCATAATCAACGATCCGCCAATCGAGCATTGCGGTAAAATCGGTCGATTCGATGACATGGAATTTGATTGCCGTTCCAGGAACTTTGACCTCTTCCGACGATTGAACGAGCCCAGCATATGACAGATTGTTATCAAGATCCTTTACTTCTACCTTCATTCGCTCATAGAATGCCATCGCACCAGCATCGTCACGAGCTGTGAGGCTGCATGTAGCCCGCCCATCCACGTTATTCTCAATGTTTATACCGCTTTCGTTTAGGATTAGGGACTCTACTGGAAAGATATCCGCTAGCGTTAGGCTTTCCGGCATTGAGGCAGATAGCAGAATGCTGTCATCACTGCCTAGCGCTTCCGCCAATGTGGTCTGCGAATACAGATCGGTGGTGCCAATTGAGACTATCATTTTACCTCAGTACTTGTAATCGTGACAGAACCAATCACCGGATTCAATTGCGGTGGTCAATGTCACAGCATCACCGGATCGTGTGAATCCGTCGCCTGCTCCCTCTTTCAGCCTAACACCATTCTTGAAAAGTCGGTATGTATTCGCGATCGGCGTATGTGGAATCGTCAGCGCCGTGCCAATAATCATGCCAGTCGCGTCTTCACCGCATACTTCTGTGCCTATTGCCGCGTCTATAATCTCAAAATTTGTATGCAGCCCGGTGTAAAAAGTTTGGCCGCCGTCTGCTGCCAACGGCAAGGCCAACGAAAGTCTTGCGCTCGTGTCTGGCATTTTACCTCGCGGGCACCGCGCCCCTCAGTTGTAGTCTCTTCTGCACGGTCTTCATCACCTGGTT